AGAGATACACTTGAACCTACTGAAAGAGGGGGCATGATAATTCACAGAAAACTTTCAAGATAAATGTCTTGACAAACAACGAGGGCTAGGCTAAGCTTAGCTCTCACACTTTAAGGGAGAACGTAACTTCCTATTCACTAACCGCCGTAAGGCAGGAGATAAACAAATGCAACGATTTGAAATTACATACTCACTAAAGGCTAAGCATAAGAACGTAGCGCAGGCTATCGTATCTATGCTTGACACTTTAACATCAACAGACTACCACGTCGAGTTTCACCGCGCCGACGCTCGATGGTCTTACAAGACGGAGACATGGAAAAACTTCGAGGAACTAGACAACGCTTGTTTCTTTATGGGGGAAACAGCTAAAGGTAACTACACCTTACGGTTTGGTATATGCACTAGCGAAGCCTCTGCTGAAGGTATCACTACCGAAGGCATGGCTAAGGTAGATGCGCTGTTAGCTACGAACTTAGCCACAGCTATAACTGAGTGGGGTCTTGATTCAGAAGGCATCACAAAGTATCTAGGATTTGCTACAGCTATGAAGGCTAGAGTAAATACTAAGCACGAGAAAAGAATCAATGACACGGCTAAGTATAATCACAAAAGCAAGCTACGCAAACTGAAGCAGTCTTATATTGATAAGCTAGATGCTGACGGCATTGAGATTTTTCAGAAAAGTTTTGATGACCTTCGGGAAACCATACAGTACAGAAATAATAATTACTATCAAAGCTTTAGTAGTGAACTAGCCTCTACCTTAGCTACGGAGTTTGACGAACACCGCAAGTTAATAAATAACAAGTACGGTATTGTTACTGAAGGAAGATACGATAGGAAGAAAAGCCTATTGAAACTACAGACAGGCAGTATCTTTTGTGGAGTCTTTAACGACAGTAGCCGTGAGTGGAGAGAATCCATTGACGAGTGTACTGAGAACCTTACAGAGATGAACCCTATAGACGAGTGGGAATCAGAGGTGAAGGTAGTTATCAATTCTGATAGTGGGTACAGCGATAAGCCTTACACCATAGACGTTGGTACTACCGACGAGGGAGAGCGTATAGGTAAAGCTATCGTTGATATGCAACAGCTTGGGATTAAGTTGATGCGTAAGGTCAGACCTGTACTAGCAGAGTTAGCTGTACTCGATGCCGAGATAGGCAAGATGCACTACGAAGCTAACCTAGCCTACCTAGAAGAAGCCAAGTCAATCACCGTTGAGTCCTTCAGAGAAGGGGCTATCAAGCAGATAGAAAATAAGGAGGTGTCGTAACTACTAAAGAGAACCGAAGGGTAGGTCTTTCACTTACCCTTCTTCCTCTTGGTAAAAGCCACCACGAACCCCATCGTAAAGATGCCTTGAAGATAATCAAGAACTATTTAATAATTCTTTTTATGTCTTTTCTTCTTGACAAAGCCTAAGGATATGTTAAGATACTACAAACAAACCACGAGAGGTGACACTCTCTTACTCTAACCGTCGGAAGACAGGAGATAAAATGTCAAACCTAGAAACAAAACCGCAGAGTATTGCAACATCACGGAGGTGGAGTAATGACTAACACCTACCTAGAATTTAAGGCTAACCCCGACAAGGATACCCTACTACAGATGTGGTGTGAATTTATCACAGCTATGGCAGAGGATAAGATGCCGAAGGAGGTAGTGATGAAACGCCTACTGCTGATGCACAATTTCGCCATCGTAGATTTGTGCGGTCTAGCACCAAGCCAACTGTATTCTCAAGTCTTAGCACGACAGGAGAACGCATCGTGAAACTATTTCCTAATGATTTTGTTCATGCTTACGAGGCAGGTGTAGCTTGTGCGACACAAGACAATAGCTGTAGCTGTACTCTTGATGGTGTCGGAAGCGAAGCTAACCTCTACGCAGAATCTAACGTCCTTGAGATAGCTTGGGATTGGACAGGTAACACCTATGAACGCTTTGAGGATACACCAAAAGATTTTCAAGCTAGTTGGATTAGATGTACTGACTTACCTCAAGATGTTCAGACTAAACTTAAAGAACAGTTGAGTAAATTGGAGGACGCATCGTGAGCGACTACAAAATTGCTTTAGAAAAGGGGGTAGCTAGGCTCAACGAGATGTCGAGTGCGATGTCGGGTAGGGCATACTATGGCAAGTACCACTTAAGTCATGTCTTAGGTAGCACCCAACTAAAAAGAGATAGGCTTGGTAGGGCTATCAACGTACTGCCTAGAACCACGAAGAAAGTACAGCATAGACTGCTTGTAGCTTATATGTTGGGGTTCGATATGGGTCGAGAAATCACAGCTGTTGAACTCCTAGACTTGGAGGTACAGAGTGATTAAATGCTCATGGAAAAGATGCAGGTTGGTCGGTGATTTTATCAGCGTCGCTGACCGCAAGGACGGCACATATTCTTTGTGCCACAAGCATTGGGTCGCTGTCTCTAAGACAGACGGCTCGATACAACAACAACTAACTAAGGTAGCCATACCTACTAAACCACCCAAACAGGGAGATTAAAAATGGAAAAGAAACAAGAAATAACAGTAGGCTACATACTTGTAGCTATCGCTCTCGGCTTACTCACATGGATAAGCTATCACAACTTAACAGAACATGAGCCAACACTCGATGACTTCTATCATGCTATTGCACAGGTAGAAAGTGAAGGTGACCCACTAGCTATTGGCTCAGCGGGAGAAATTGGTATGCACCAAATAACATATTCTTTTTGGTTAGACAGTATGGGGTATATAAACATCGGGGGAACGCATGACTCATGCTCACTCGAAGAATACTCTAAGCTAATCATGGAGGGGTACTTCCGACGCTATGCTAATGACGTATGGCAGGAGAAAGATTACTATAACCTTGCTCGCATCCATCACGGTGGGTGGAACGGCATGAACCGTGAACACACTAAGGCTTACGCTGACCGTGTGGTTGCACTCATGGGGGCAGAGTAATGATGCAGAATCTAACTAAGACCTTCGACATCATGCGTCGGTATGCAGGTGGAGACTTGGAGACTCAAGGTGTCTCGCTACTACTGCACGTTATGGAACACGACCCTAACCCTTTGCTTGTTAAAGAGCTGATGGATATGGTGGGTGTTAGTCACGGCTCAATCATACGATACCTACGATTGCTAGGTTCAGATGATGACCACCCACGAGGCGGTGAGTGTGCAGGTTTAATTCAATGTGTCATCGACCCTGCGGATAAGCGTCGCAAGCTAGTACAGCTATCGACGTTAGGACGCATGATGCGCACAGAGATTGCTCATGTTTGGAATACATCAAATGTCTAAGCAAACTGAACAAGAACGGGAAGCACTCATCACGGGTGCTTCTCGACGCACGAAGCGCAACGCTAAACGTGTAGCTAAAGAGCAAGAGACTACGACTGCAACAGGTAGCATCGCGCTATCAAGAGCAATCGTACCTCTGTCTTTAGGTATCGTTGATTGGCTTGACGGTGAGGGTGCAGGGGTAGGCAAGAAAGTTAAGCCTTTCTTCAGACTGCTGACACCCGAACTCACAGCGACGGTGATAGCAAGGGCTGTGCTTGACGGCATCAGTCGCAAGCGTAAGCGCACGGCACTCGCAGGTGCTATAGGCAGAGCGATACAGTTAGAGTATCAACTGCAAAAGTTTAAGGAAGAACATCGTGGTATCTTCCAAACTAAAATGATAGAGAACAAGCATAAGAATTGGCAGGAGAAAGAGCAGGACATACTCAAGGAGATGAGAACACGGGGCATCATTAACAAGTGGTGGGAACGTAAAGACTTAATCGCTATAGGTATGACTGCACTCATGTTGATGGAGAAGCACACAGGTATGATAATGTTATACCATAGGATTACTAACGGTAAGCGTGTAGGATTGGTAGCACCTACACCCGACATGAAGGAATGGCTAGAGGAAAGCTACAGACAAGACGGACTAAGGGGCATGATGTATGAGCCGATGGTCGAGCCACCTGAAGATTGGGTGGATAACTACACAGGTGGATACAAGTTACACGAGTTTCAGACTAAGGGTTTCATTAACTCGAAGGAAGGTAACCACTATGAGAACCTCACCTATGATGACTGCCCTGCCGTGTTCGATGCGGTGAACACACTACAGGCTACGCCGTGGAAGGTGAACACTAAGCTACTCAAGGTGATGAAGGAACTGTGGGAATCAGAAGCTACGATAGCAGGGCTACCTAATTGCAACTTCCTAGATGAGCCTAAGTACAACCCCGACTGCACAGCTAACGAGAAGCGACGGCACTTCCGAGATGTACAGCGAGTGAGGGCAACTAACAACTTGAACGTGGGGCGTAGGTTCAGACTGAACGAGTGTCTAAAAATAGCAGAGAAATTTTCAGGGGAAGATGCAATATACTTTCCTCACAGCTTAGACTTTAGAGGTAGAGCCTACCCTATACCAAAGGTATTCAATCCACAAGGTGATGACATCGCTAAGGGATTGATGCACTTCGCTGAGGGTAAACCCTTTAAGGGTGACGGTAGCAAATGGTTTCTTATACATGGTGCGAACCTGTTTGGTATCAAGGGTACACTAGGCAAGAGAGTCGAGAAGATACTAGCGATGCAACTGCTATGTAAGTCGAGCGCATCAGACCCGATGAACCAACTACATTGGGCTGATGCTGACAAGCCGTTTCAATTCTTAGCGTGGTGCTTTGAGTTTGCTGAGTGGCTAGAGAATCCTAACTTCCTATCACACATACCTTGTGCGATGGACGGAAGCAACAACGGGCTACAAATTATGTCGCTTGTGTTGAGAGATGAACAGATAGGTAGCGCAACTAACTGTGTACCACAACGTACACCTGCCGACATCTATCAAGACGTAGCTAACGAGGTGACTCGACGGCTGAAATCTAACCCCGACAAACATAACTTACGATTGTTAAGGTATGGTATAGACAGAGCGTTGATGAAGAAGGTGGTGATGAGCGTACCGTATGGTGCTAGTTATTACACGATGGTGCAACTGTTCCAAGAGACTCTATACCAACGTCACCTTGAGGGTGAAGACCTACAGTTTGGTGGTAGGTTGCGAGACTACAGCGCACGACTAGCCTCTGAAACATGGGAGGTTATTAACGAGATGATGCCGAGAGCAATGGAGCTGATGGCATGGGTGAAAGGAAAGATAAGACCTGCCATCACAGCTAACAACGAGGTGTCGTGGATGACACCGATAGGATTGAGAGTGCATCAAGGATACAGGCAGACAATCAGACGGCGTGTAGTCACAGCTATAGGCTCGAAGATAAGGAAGGAAGCATACTTCCGTGACCCACTAGATAACTTATCGAAGAGGAATAACTTCAAGGCTATCGTGCCTAACTACATCCACTCACTTGACGCGAGCATCATGCTCACGACAACTAATCTTATGAAGTCGAAGGGTATCTTCTCCTTAGCTATGGTGCATGACTCGTTTGCGACACACGCTTGCGATGCGCCTGCCCTAGCTGAGGGGTTGCGAGAAGTAGCGATTGATACTTTTCAAAATAATCTTCTGATTTCATTTGACAAGGACATCAGGCAATCATATCCTGATGACCATAACAAACGTTTAGCTTTCCCTTCAACAGGAATGTTAGACATCACTAAACTAAATAAGTCCTTATACTTCTTTCATTAGAAAATAGGCAGGAAAATAATAGTAACTAACATGGTTAAATTCCAAAAAATTGTAACTCCAATTGGTATGTCTTCATGGTGTGCCATCAACCCCGATAACCCCGATACCAAGTTCGAGCATAAATGGTATGTCGATTTGATTGTAGAGAAAGACGATGCTAAATCCTTTACGGATTCAGTTAAGAAATTCTACGAAGAGACTCGCTCGCACTTCGGTGCAACCAAGCCAACGAACCCTATTCCAATTAAGGAACATTTAGATGAAGAGAAAAACCCAACGGGTAAGCTTGTCATCAAGTGTAAGCGTGAAGTTGGTGGTACTAGAAAGGATGGCTCAACGTGGACTAATAAACCACCTGTGTTGTTCGGTGCGGATGGTAACCCATTCACACCTGAAGGTACTATAGGTAAGGGAACTAAGATGAGAGTATCTGTGAAGATGAAACCTTACGGCGCACCTAAAGTTGGCATAAAGTTTGAGATTGCATCAGCTCAGATTATCGACGCTAACTACTACGGCGATGAAGATGGCTGTGACTTTGAAGCGGTAGAAGGAACAGCGGTGACCACAGTACCTGCAAGTACTGAGGGATTCACTAAAGTAGAAGGAGGCGATAGCTTCAACTTCTAATGTTATACCTTCAGCTTGAACAAAACCCTGTGCCTGCTAGCAGACCAAGAGTCACTAATTTTGGAGTTTATTATGGGAAGAAATACACGGAGTATCGAAAGAATATCCATGTACCTATAAGGCAGGCTATCAAGGAAGCAAAGGCTGAAGGTATATTACCTCTTAATAGTTCTCTACTCATTGCACAAATCTTTGAAGTGCAACGACCGAAGACTACGAAACTCGACTACCCTAACCCTGACCTTGACAATTACAACAAGGCTCTATGGGATGCGCTTCAAACGCATGGGGTAATCGAGGACGATAAGAGAATACTAGCATCAATAGAAACAAAACGATGGACAACAACAACACCAACAACTCACGTCTTGATTCAGACAGTAACTTTACAGGACATGAAGCCTGCCCAAGTTGCGAATCCTCAGACGCTCTTGCAAGATATGATGACGGGCATGGCTACTGCTTTAGCTGTAGTTACCACGAGCAAGAATCAGGAGTAGCTTCCGAGAAGCAACCCGAAGTCTCTAAGTCTTTAATAGACAGAGAGTACCAAGCCATACCTAACCGTGGGCTAAACGAAGAGACCTGTAAGAAATGGGACTATGGTGTAACACTACATCATGGTAAGCCTATGCAGGTAGCGACGTACCGTAACGATGCAGGTGTACCGATAGCACAGAAGCTACGGATGCCTGACAAATCCTTTCAGATACTAGGCAACTCCAAGAAGATGGGGCTGTATGGTGAACACCTATGGCGAAGCGGTGGCAAGATGGTTACCGTAACTGAGGGAGAGATAGATGCTCTATCAGTCAGCCAACAGACAGGCAACAAGTGGGCTACCGTGTCCGTACCTAACGGTGCGCAGGGTGCGCATAAAGCTGTGGCTCGTAGCCTTGAGTGGCTAGAGACATTCGAGTCTGTAGTGTTCATGTTCGACAACGACCAAGCAGGACGCGAGGCGGCGGAGAGATGTAGCCTCATGCTCTCAGTAGGTAAGGCTAAGATAGCTACGCTACCCTTGAAGGACGCTAACGAGATGTTAGTGGCAGGTCGAGGTAGTGAGATAGTGTCAGCTCAATGGGGTGCTAAGCCCTTCAGACCTGATGGTGTTGTCTTAGGTGAAGACCTATGGGAGCAGGTGTCAGAGGTGGACGATTCAGAATCCTTCCCATATCCATGGGCAGGGATGAACGATAAGACTTACGGCATCCGCAAGGGTGAGCTAGTCACACTCACGTCAGGCACAGGCATCGGCAAGTCTAGCATCTGCCGAGAGATAGCACATCACCTGATAATCAATGACAAGAAGGTAGGCTACATAGCACTCGAAGAGAGTGTGGCGCGTACTGCTAAGGGCATCATGGGTATCTCACTCAACCTGCCTATTCATATACATGGTACTGATGTAGGGATGGAACAACTACATGATGCGTTCCAAGCTACGATGGGTACGGGTAACTGTGTACTCTATGACCACTTCGGTTCGATGGACTCTGACCACCTACTCGGTAAGATAAGGTACATGGTTAAGGCTCTCGACGTAGAGTATGTATTCCTTGACCACATCTCCATTGTCGTATCAGGATATGAAGATGGTGATGAGCGTCGGCGCATCGACAACATCATGACCAAGCTCCGCTCTCTTGTAGAGGAGTTAGGTATAGCACTCATCTTAGTATCCCACCTCAAGAGACCTGAAGGTAAGGCTCATGAAGAGGGAGCGAAGACTAGCTTGGCACAGCTTAGAGGTAGCGCATCGCTTGGGCAACTAAGTGATTTAGTGTTAGGCTTCGAGCGTGACCAACAATCTGAAGATGAAGCTGATGTAACTACCGTCAGAGTTCTGAAGAATAGATACTCAGGGGAGACAGGCGTGAACTGTACCTTGCGTTACTCTAAAGAAACAGGTAGACTTAAAGAGACTGACTGCATATCTCATGTAGCTAGAGAGCAAGCGATGTATGCACGATGAGTTCAGAGACTTTCAACCTACACCCACGCGAGAATGCTCAGCCTTTTCGCCCTTCATTCAAGATGGACTTGATGGCATTTAACCAACCACGACCTGACCTAATAGAAACAATGGGACAATTAAAAGAACAAACAAACGACACCTTCATCTTCGATATGGAGACTGATGGATTACTAGATGAGTGTACTAAGATACATTGCATCGCTCTAACCACACCAAACGGTGACACATCTCTGTTCGCACAGGATGATGTACCAATGGCACTACACCACCTAGCTAACGCTGAGTGTATCGTAGGTCACAACATACTAGGCTTTGACCTGCCTGCTATAAAGAAGATATACCCTAATTGGCAGACGCAAGCTAGGGTGAGGGATACCTTAGTGATGTCTCGTCTAGCTTACCCTAACCTGATGGATACAGACTACATGGCTGAGAAGATACCTAAACAGTATCGTGGGTCACACTCACTCAAGGCTTGGGGTTATAGACTAGACTCCTTGAAGGGAGAGTTCAGCCATGAGGATACTGATTGGACGGCGTATTCTTTAGACATGGGCGATTATTGCGTACAAGATACAATCGTAACCCTACACCTAGCGAGTAAGCTTAACGACTTAGAGATTAGCAACCGTAGCATTGTACTAGAGCATGAGTTTGCTTCTGCTCTGCTGAAGATGGAGAGTAATGGTGTGGGTTTCGATACCGAAGCCTGCGCTAAACTATACGCTGACCTCCTCACCGAGAAGGATATAGTGTTGAAGGAAATTGCAAAGGTGTTTCCTCCCGTCACGGTAGACACTAAGACCGTAGCCTATTGGTTAGATGCTGAGGGTAATAAGTATCGGGTCAAGTCCGATGCTCCTTACAACATCAGGCAAGCCCTGACTAAAGGTCCTCTCAAGACTAAGGAGAAACACTTCAACCCTAACAGCAGACAGCAGATAGCTGAGGCATTCATCAACAAACATGATTGGACACCTACTGAGTTCTCCCCTACAGGTAAGCCCCGTGTCGATGAGGATATACTGAACGGGCTAGACTATCCTGAAGCTGAGTTGATAGCTAGATACATGATGCTATGCAAGCGCATAGGTCAGGTAGCTGAGGGCGATAACGCATGGCTCAAGTTAGAGAAGAAAGGCAGGATACACGGGCGCATCAACCACAACGGTGCGCTATCAGGTAGATGTACACACAGCACACCTAACATGAGTCAAGTACCTGCGGTACGGGCTGAGTTTGGTGAGGCGTGTCGCTCTATCTTCAACGTCCGTGAGGGATACAAGATGGTGGGAGCAGACATGAGTGGCTTAGAGCTACGCTGTCTCGCTCACTATATGCACGATTGGGATGAAGGTGAGTATGTTAATGAGATACTATCAGGTGACATACATACACTCAACCAATGGGCGGCGGGTTTAGATACCCGTGACCAAGCTAAGACTTTCATCTACGCCTTCCTCTATGGGGCAGGTAATGCAAAGATAGGTGAGATAGTAGAGCGTGGTGAGGGGGCAGGTCGTGCCTTACGAGGTAGATTCCTCAAGTCTATCCCTGCCCTTGGCTCTCTCATCAAAGAGGTGAAGGGTGTGGCTAACAAGAGAGGGTGGTTGCGTGGGCTAGACGGCAGGAAGTTACCTGTCCGCTCTGAACACTCAGCCTTGAACCTACTAATGCAATCAACAGGAGCTATCCTGATGAAGCAAGCTACAGTTAATCTAATGAAAGCTATTGACACGGAGGGATTAGATGCTAAACTAGTACTCCATGTCCACGACGAGGTACAGCTAGAGGTTAAAGAATCTCAAGCAGAGCTAGTTGGACAACTTGCTGTGTCAGCAATGATACACGCAGGGAAACAATTCAACATTCATTGTCCGATGGACGGTGAGTATAAACTAGGAAACAATTGGGCTGAGACTCACTAATGGAAGAAGAACTTTTAATTGCAAACGGGTTTGATAAGGCGATGCTTGGTATAACTAAAGATAACATCGCTGTCTACTCTGTAGATAAAGCTATACAAGTTCTTCACGATAGGGATGGGATGGACTATGAGGAAGCGTTAGAGTTCCTAGAGTTTAATACCATCCACGCTTATGTAGGAGAGAATACTCCTATATGGGTTTACACTAACTAATAAACAAAATGAAACCAATCAAAACAATAGAGACTGAAAACTTCTGTTACCCATCTGACCCTGACCAATTCGACGAGGTACAGTTCGCGCTCTACGCTGACGGAGATGTCATCGTTAAGAACGCAGAGGGTGACGCAATCATAAACGTAGATGAACTAAAGGAAACTGTGGATGCCCTACACAAGGCATACCATGTACACCTTGAAGACCAACGATTCATGGAAAAGATGAGCGACATAGAATGTTAATATTATCCTTGACAATCTACTCCGCTACTTTATAATGTAAATGAAACAATGCAAGATGACTTACCACTACTAATTATAGATGCCGATGTGCCTCTATATAAAGCATCCTTCGCCTCTGAGATAGAGACTGATTGGGGAGATGACCTATGGACTCTCCACTCAGACCTCGGAACAGCAAAGGAAATCTTTGAACAAGAGATTGAAGCTATCAGGGCAGAGTTCCCCGATGACTTCCCTATACTGCTATGCTTCTCAGGTAACAATAACTTCCGCAAGGAGTTACTGCCTACCTACAAAGCTAACCGCAAGAAGAACCGCAAGCCTATAGTGCTGAAGCCCTTGAAGGCTTGGGCGCAGAAGACCTACGAATCTCGGACTGTGGATAGGCTAGAAGCTGATGACCTACTTGGTCTATTCTCATGGGATGGCATCATGGTGTCAATAGATAAAGACCTACGCACAGTAGCGGGGTTACACTACAACCCCAACTACCCTGAAGATGGTATAGTAGAAGTAACAGAAGATGAAGCACACTACAACCATATGTACCAAACCTTATGCGGTGACTCTACCGATGGCTACAAGGGATGCCCTGCCATTGGACCTAAGACAGCCGCGAAGATACTCGACGTACCTCCTAAAGATATGTGGGTAGCTGTATTGGAAGCCTTCGCACAGAAGGGCATCTCTTATGACGATGCTGTAATACAAGCACAAGTTGCCCGCATCCTACGAGGTGAGGAGTACATCTTTGTATCTGATACTACAAACCTATGGAGTCCTGAAGATGAATAGACCTACACATATCCGTCTTCTCGGTGTGTCAATACCCTTGATTGTTTCTAACAGTAAGTCCGTAGACCCTGAAGAGGAAGTCTACGGCGTGTGGGACCCCAATGATATGACCATCACTCTCAATAGGGAGTGTGAACCTGTGCAGGAAAGGGTCACCGTCATGCACGAATTAGTTCATGCGATTGATGACTTCCTATACCTAGAGATGACGCATCAGGAAGTTTATGTCCTGAGCCAAGTACTATACCAAGTACTTATCGACAATCCGAAGCTCACGGATTACCTCATGTTCGTCCCCTCAGAAGATTGGGATAGGCACGGGGATAGGGGCGGCGCAGGACAGGCACAGAAGCGCAAGCATGGTAAGCGTTGCTCCAAGGATTAGTATTTTAGTTTTCTTTCTCATGGTCATTCTCTAGTTGTTGTTGCACAATGTCGTGCATCAGTTCAGTAGGGTCACGCTTCTCAGCTACGTCGGTAATACCTTTTAGTATAGAAGATATTTGTGTAACCACTAGAGTAATCAAGGTGGCTACGATGGCTAGGTTCTCACCGTTAGTAAACTGAACGGAGAATAGAAAAGCCAAGACAAGTAAACATAAATAGAAAGCTCCGAATTTTGCTAAGTGCTTGCCACCTACTTCTTTCGCACTTTCTGTAGCTTTTATCTCCCGTATCCTACCCTGCAACTCAGCCTTACGTAGTAGTAGTTCACCACGAATCTCTGCCATGCGTAGTTGAATAGCCTCTTTAGTAGAGCCAAGTAGCTGTGCTTCCTTAGCCGCCTTATCGTTTGACGCTTCGGGCTTGACCTTATGGGGCGCACCGTTCTCTATGATTTCGATAGCCTCTTCAGGCTCGATGTAGTCTTTAGTCTTCTTCTTTACCATGGTTATATTTCTTGTTGTAAAGCATCCTAACGTGCTTTGTTGCTAGGTCGGGGAATAAGGAAAGCAATCCGAATATACTCTTTAGAAAAAATACTAAAGGGGCGCGGAGTGAGGGGAACATAAACGTTAGGATTATTGCAATCCAACTGTAGCTCCATAGGCTACTCTCAATATCCTTAGATACCTGACCCACAGTAGTTACCGCTGTAGGTGTACCCACCGAAGGTACACTAGGTAAGCTAGGCATCAGCGAACTGCATGACACCAATAGCAATAAGAGTAGAAGATATTTCATTATGTGTTGTTCTCATATATAGCAAAGGACACAGACTCGGAAGCATCAGAGAAGGCGTTAGAACCATCCCTCAAACCAATGTTGAATCCTGTTGTGGCATGGCTGTTGGTAGATGCTATCTGTATAGTTGCTGTTGAATCCTCATAGCTGATAAGGACTGTGTAGTTGGCTGTGGTTAGGTCTGTATCAATCACTACTGCGTATTGCCCTGCACTTGCGCGAGAGACAGAGGCTACGTTATAGCTTGTACCGAGTAATGCAGGAGATGCCACCGTGGTGAACCTTCCGAACGCTTTAGGGATGAACTCCATCTTAGCTTCTAGGGCGGCTACTCTTAGATTCAAGCTCGCGGGAGTTGCCACAGCAATAGCGGCTGTATTAGCGGCTATCGCTGTAGTGTGCGCCACTACCGTCGTAGCGGTGCTACGCTGTTCAGCATGACTAGCCATAGCCTGACGCTGTAGCTTAACATCGTTGTGTCTATCGTATGGCATTAGCGGGATAGATAAGCAACAGCGGCACTAATTGCTGTGGATAAGATAGCTACTGCGCCTATCAGGGCAGAGCGGGAGTTCTCTAGTTCACGCAGACGCTCATCGTGTCGCTGAATTATATCGTTATGCGCATTGGTGATAGCTATTAAAGCATCCATCTTGCCCTCAAGTCTGCCGAGGGATAGGAGTAAGTCTTGGTCGTTAGTTGTCATTATTCTTTAACAGTGGATGAGTCAGGAAGGTCTAACCATTTAGGTACTGCATCCAATGCGTTGCCCCATCCAAGTAGACCGTGTAGAGGAGCAAGGGTTTTGATGTTACGCCAATCCTGCTTGCTGTATTGATAGGAAGGATTAAACACAGGAGCTAGTAAACTCTTGGCTGTGCCTGCTAGTGCATTTGCGATAGCTATAGAAGGTGACCCCATAAGAGCATCTGATGCCAAGCCTGAGCGAGTACCTGCATAAGAGAATACCTTATCCTCCCCTAGTAACTGCATCGCCGTATCAGTGATAGGTGCGCCGAGTGTAAACCACCCTGACTTGAAGAGCATACCTTTCATTATCTGCTCCTTAGTTAAGTACTTCTTCATCTTCTCCTCGTCATGTCCGTAGCGTACTAGGATAGTGGCGATGTATGATAAGCCTGCAAATACAGAGTTAGTAACTAAAGCTATAGCAGCTCTCTTATCACCATGCTTCATGCCTTGTACAGCAGTGACAGCCTGACCCTCGTATGCTGAAAGCATGAAGGTACGGAACTGCCAAAACATTCTACCTATCTGACCTTGGAATTTGTGATGGTACTGACCCTTCTGTGAAGTATGGATAGTCCTCATGGTGTGTTTGTTTAACGACCAACGGAAATGCTCAGCAGCTTCTGTATCCACCCAAGTCTCAGGATGCGCCCGTCCTATCTTCTTACCCCCACCTATAGCATCGTAAAGTTTGCCATTCTTAACAATCATCTGCACGATGCGGTGAGCCATGTCCGTAGTTAATCCTATCTGCTGTAGGTGTATCTTCGAATAAGGTATACCTCCTTCGATGATTCCATTTACTAAGTTATCTGTGAATGTCATCGCTGTGGTAAATCTCTGAGCAGTATCAATAGCAAACAGACCGCCTGCTTGTAGTGACTTCTCCCCTAAGAAATCCAAAAAGGATTCTACTGAGCCTTGTGAGTTCTCTAAGATATGGTCAAACTCCCGATTCATGTTAGTGCCTCTGCCCCACTTTGGCTGTGCCATTCCCGACCAACCTTGAAGTTCGCGGGCAAACTCTCCTGTAGGAATCTTCCCACTAAACACATCTTGAAACACCTGCCATATTTCAGGAGCCATACGTTTCATAGAATCTATAGATGACATAGCTATTGCTTGTCCTGCCTCTGCGAATGCCGCAGTACCGAATGTTGTACCGAAGGCAACTAATGCCGTCTTCTGTAGCATCCGTGCCGCCTCTCCCACACTCGATGTAGCGGGGTCAATCGGGATACCAAGAACGACTCGCTGTGTGTGTTCAAATAACTCAAGTGCTTTTGCGTTGTTCTCGCCACGTTCTAATAGCTCCCGCTTGAGTATAGCTTTCATGTCATCCCAAGTAGCGTGAGGTGCATCTGCTGATAACCCTCTGTACTTATTGAATTCTTTTCCTAACTCACGGTAAGCTATCTGTCCACGCAGTCGGCGTGTGTGGTGAATGAAGGATGCCTTTACATTAGTATCAAGCATATCTATAATAGACACATCATCTAACTCGCCTGTCACTCCATTACGCATCTTCATCGTAGCAAATACATCTAGCTCGGTGCGGTTCCGTAGGAAGGAAGGTTTATTAGGACCTTTCTCCACAGCCTTCATTACATTTGCAATCTCCTCTTCAGTGATGTTAGGGATAGCAGATAGCTTACGCTTGAATGCTTCATAACTCTCTTCACCGATACCGTTAGTACTCTCATAGTCTACATCTAACCCCCGAGTATTCACGTTAATGAGCAGTGCCTTAGATATTAGTAAGGATTGTCGGGGTGTAAAGGTAGGGTTCTTAGCCATCAAACCGTTATTGAAAAGCTCAGTCATTCTATCTAATGTGTAGAGTGTTATATTCTCACCTACTTTCCCTGTCTTCCATAAGTGGGGAGCATATCCCTCATGGTTTAGTAGAGTCTCTGACATCCCCGACTCAAGGATAGCTTCAGCTTGAACTCTATACCCCTCAGCGAAGGCATCTATAGACCGCTGTACAAGTGGGTCAGTAACCTTCTCTCCTTCTATTCCTCTAAATACTAGACCATAGAACTCTTCCTGTGCGCTCTTGACACGAACGCCACCATCTCCACCAATTAAGGGGAATCGTTCTTTGTTGGCTAAGTACCACTCATCAAAGGCTCCACCCTCAAGCTCACCTACGTTAGTTAAGTCAATACTCGTGTAGGCATCAGCCTTCATGTCAGCTCCAAAACCACTAGGTACTGTCTTACCATCTATCTCACCCCCAATGTTTGTATTGATAGCTTCTTGGTGGAAGAACCTCAGTACTAGAGGTGCGCTTGGTTTACCTAGATTAGCTGAAAAACTCCAAGAATACTTAGCAGCTTCTCGCATATCCATCATGCCTGCTGTAGGGATTCTAGATAGTAGAGCCATCGTTGCTTCGTGAGATATAGGCTGTTCAGGAGTAGGCTCAGAAGGAGGCGGTGTAGTGCCGTCGGCTGTAGGTGGTACAGTAGGTGGTGGTGTTCCTGCGCCTGCGGCGGCTGCCGCGACTGCATCAGTAACTATAACGAACCCTGTCTCATTGACAATCTCAGGGAAGTTATCTACTTCCTGCTGACGTACAAGGACGGGGCGTAAGTCTGTTGGTGGCTCATAGAGCTTAGGTTCAGCTTCTCTAGCCGCCTCAATCTTAGCAGTCAGGTCTAGTTTAGAACGACCCTTAACTCCTAGAGGCTCTGCAATCTTCCGTAACTCTTTCATACTAAGACCTTCTAAAGAAGAAGTATCTAAAAGTAGAGGGTTATCAGCCATGATTTCTATGGGCTGTCGAAGGTCAATGCCTGTTAAACCTATCTGCTCCTGCGGCTGTACTAGATTTATATCATGGATAGCTAATTCATACTCTCCTCTAGGCTTAGGCTTAGGTACTGTACCTTTCTTATTCACAAAAGGATTGATGAATAGCCCCTCAGTTTCTAGGATGCGCTTGGCATCGTACTCCGTAAGGTGCAGTGTTCTCTGAGTATATAGTTTAGCTTCAAGGAACGCCTTGTATAGACTAACTAGGGAGTTGAAATCAGTTTGTGCCTGTAGTTCGCTGTAGTTAGGTATAGACTTTCTCAAATCATTCAAGTAATCTTTCACCTCAGGACGTTCAGCTGCGCCATGGAAGCTAGGGTTTTTAGCCGCTATCTTCACGTTCTTTATATACCAATGTATATTGCTTTTTGAAATATTAGCCGCTTCAAACGACTTTTTGATTGTGTCAAAGATTGCAGGTTCCACGGCATCCGCATCAGCAAGCCTTACCCGTAAGTTTAAGTCAAGAGCCTTCGCATACTTCTCTAAGTACGAAGGAACCGCTACATCATATATGTGCCTACCCTTAGCTTCCTTAGGTGTAGATTGTCCAGACTTAGCAATCACCTCATTGTAGTCAGCGAACCTTAGCTGACGCGCACCATCCTTAACCATACTTATTATCATAGATTGTGTGGTGTGCGCTATCCAAGTAGCGGCAAGCATTTGACGCTTCTCTACCTCTTCGGAAGTTACACCCCTCGCAACAACACCCTCTTTTCTATATACAGCAAGGGAATTTTGGTTGGCTGATTGTATTTCAAAACCAACAGCTCTCTTATCACTACCAACCTCGAATCCCCAACGACCATGTGATACAATGTTCTCACCTCGGTCTGTTAGTTGTAGGGATTTCTTGCCTGTAAAGTGACCCTCCAAGTAGAATACATCACCTGTAGCTCTGAGTAGGACCTCGCGGGTTCTATCGACACCTGTGAATGAGGTTCCTGACTTATCATACACTGCTTGAGTTTCTTCAGGACCTTTTAGAGCCTCTACCTTCCCCCTGTAATCGAAAGCCTCTAGAGCATCCTCTACAATTTCATGCTTAAGTTCAGAACTCGCGAAGGACTCTGAGCCTTGAACTGCCCGTACAAAGTTCATCGCCTCGTTAGAGTAGCCGTTTACTTTAAGAAGCTCTATGTTATCCTCGATGACCTCCGCGGGCGTTAAGCGATGTGGAGCTGAGTACTTCCCATCACCTCCAATGGCGTTAATTTCTTTATCGCTTAACGATGCTTTAAAGTCAGACCACCACGCCCGTACTAATTCATCGGTGTCAGATATAAAAATGTTTAACGCATCCTTTTTCGCCCGCTGTAACTCAGCAAGTTGCATATCTAGTGCTTTAAGCTCGGCAAGGTTCTCCGTGCTTTCGATAGCACTCGAATAAACCTCAACGTCTATCACAGGAACACTGTAATCATTTATAAGGTCCTGTACGGTTGCCTTTGATTTCGGTAGAGGAAGTTTTAGAGGGGCAACACCTGACCTATTGTGAAGCCTACTTGTTATGGCTTTGTTAGCAATGGGTATTTCTGACCTTGATGGGCGCAGTGCTTTCCACGCGATGACAGTGGTGCGGTATACGTCGTGCGCTGCGTCGAGTTTACCTAGTATACTTTCGCTGAAGTCTAACCCCCCTTGCGCAGGATTCAAGGTAGGGTTGGCTCCCCAAAAAGCTACGCCTCCTCCATCGTATGTATCTATGAGTTCATTAAGACTCAGCACCTCACCACGTTCTCGGTTAGGGAATAGCTTATCTGCTATCTTACGCCACTCCTTAAAAGCGCGTAACTTATTATCGTCTGCTTCTATCTCCATAGCCTTCCGCTCTTCTTTCCATAGATGTTTATACTCTACTATCTCTTCTGCCTTCTTAGGGTATGCCTGTACTAGCCTCTTAAACATTATGGAGTTACTAAGTTGGTGGTAGTCCCCATCGTTTAGCCACCCTACATACTCCGTCATCTTCTGAAATTCTTTAGTAACACCTGAACCCACGAAGGCTATTTCATTCTTAGTTACACCTTTACTCTTTAGAACCTTCAGAGCTTCCTCCATCGGAGTCTTAGGGGAAAGATTAGTTAATACCTCCCATGACTTAAATGCAGTGCGTGGGTCTACAGAGGCGTGAGGAACCTTAACAACTGTGCCGTTAGGTAGCCCAACGAAGGTATCCGCAGACGTAGGTACAGGAGCTTTAGGAGCTACAGTTTCTGCAGGCGCACCAAGTCGTAGCGGTGGCTCAGGTAGAGCTAACGGACCTCGTGGCTTAACAGGAGGTATGACCACATCAGGGTGTGGAAGCAGTCTAGGAGGTTCAGGTAAAGCTCTTTGAGGTGTAGAACCGTGCCAACCGCCGCCTCTTGGCTCCATAGGACGTGTCCACTTGGAACTCTCGAATGGTGTATAGATAGGAGGGGCGTGTTTGAACTTCTGCCATATTTTATTCACGACACCGTGTCCCGCGCCAAACACCATACCTGCACCGATGGCGTGTAATACATCATCGTCGTGGATTAGGGGGTTCACATGGGCGCGGGCTAGTTCTGTTGTTCCGAAGCCCACACCTGATATGATGCTTCTTTCAAGTATCGTAGGTTGCACCAAAATCTTATGAGCCGCTTGCCATGAGGCAGCCACCGCTTGTTGGTGTTGGGAAGCCCAAGCCTGTGTTTCCCATGCAGGCATAGAGCTTCTCGACCCCACAGCTAGACCCTCTGCACTAGCCCCCCTCATTGTCTCCTTATATACTTGGTTAAAACGTCCTTGAGCTTGAGCGTATCGTTTACTCCCCATGACTATTGTCTTAGCACCAATCATTGCCTGAGCAAACTTAGCACCTACAGCGAAAGCTCCAAGAAATATAGGGTCTGATAGGTCTGCTAGAAGACGGACAGCAGAGCCTGTAAAGCCATACTCTGCAAGTTTCACCTCATTCTTCATTCGTAAGAGGACAGACTCTCGTTTCCACTGAACCTCCGCCTCTGATGATGAATCTCGAATCCAAGGTTGCTCGTCCTCCGCTATCCCTGTCATAACTTTAGCATAATACTCAGGTGTCCAAGACCTGAAAAATTCCGCATCATCAACAAAGTCAGGAGCTTGAGAATTAAGATAAGCATTTCCCGTTATAGTTGTCAGCGCGGCTCTCCCCATAAGCTCTTCAGTACTAGCGGCAAAATCTTTAAGTTTACCGCCGAATCCTCGAACTTCAAATCGCTCTGCCTTATCATGCGCCGTCGTACCAAACTCTTTCTCACTGAAACTTTTTTCTCTCGCCGCTTGAGTGAATGTTGGGAAGTCCTCGGTTTGCTGAAAAACACGCTTTGATTCTTTAGGCTCCTGTTCAGTCTGTTCAGGCTCAGGGTTCTGAAGTTCAGGTACGACTTCAGGCTCAGGATTTTGTGGGTCTTGTATAGCCATTTACTTATTCCTCTTTTCTGATGCGGGGTTTCTGTTCTTCATAACATGGTATGCAGAGAAAAGCTTCCTCGAACTGTGTGTGTACTTCTTAGGTACAGACCATATTCTACCCCCTACGTTAACAATGTCCATACCTCTCCTTCTCTCCTCGTCAACTGCCGACTGGAATGTCGGGTGCTTAGCACCTTTCAAGAATAGGCTCGCTTCTGCAGGTAGACCGTGACGCGCTCTCTCCTTCAATGTAACTTCTCGTACACTCCCCATATGACCGTCTGCATCCCGCTTCATGCCTGCATCCCGTGCTGATGGCGTATCGTAACCACTTCCGAATGGATTGAAGCCTCCCGCTGTTTTATCCTTAAACATCTCAAAGTCCTTCTCCCATGTATCCAACTGACTCTGCTCAAACTCCCCCTCTATAACATCTACATCAGATTCAAGCGGCATAACATGTCGGTTCTTCATGCGTAGTTCTTCCTTAGCGTTAAGGGCTGCTTGAGCTACCGCATCTTTGATTAACTGTTTATCCTCTGCTTCAACAGCCGCGTCCACTTTAGCCTCTAGCGCGTCTGCGGAAGTTTGTAATTTATCAAGACGAAGATTAAGTTCCTCATCAGCTTTAGTATTTATAGCATCTTCGCGTTCTTTGAGCTTCTGTAGGGATGCCTCTGCTCGTGCATTACTTGCGTCTGTGAGGGCTTTATTTTTAAGAGGTGTAATAACCGCTTCAATCCCCCGTAAAGATAGACCTTTATTAAGTAAGGATTCTCCCTCAAAGATAAGCCTATCTCCGCTAGGTGTTGTGAAGTAGTAACTAGCTGTTGTGTTTAGGTCAAAAGTTGAGGATAATATAATAGGCATATCCTCAGCGTTTCTTATATCTACATACTCAGGCTGATAGCTGTAAGGTTCTCTATCGTGACGATTAACAAACTCAGCGTATGCTCTCATTTCCATAGACGTAGCATCGACTAGAAGAGCTTCCGCCGCTAAAGGTAGGTTAGCTAGTGCTTGAGCGCGTTCAGGAGACATCCCCTCAATAGCTTCTGATGCGAGGGCATCAGGGTCTAGCCCCGCTCTTATTTCCTCTATCTCTGCTCTATCTGATTCCAACAATCGCCATGCTTCTTCTTTAGCGTGTTCCTCTATGGTATCTATATCTTCTCCTTTATAGTCACGAGGCATTCTAAATAACGTACCGTTACGTTCCTCTACTCCCATTGCTTTAACCTGCTCTAAAGTTAGGTCGAGAAGTCCTTCCTTATCTAGTTCGGAGTTCTCAGGACGCTGAGCGTTATACAGTAATCTGTTCTGTATCATTGCTACTGCGAGTGGTGTTGCACTCTCTAGTTTGGTACGTCTTGGGTAAGAAAGATTATCACCAATCCAACCAATAAGCCCTGTGTTTTCTTCTCCGACAAGATAATCTTGCACCTCGTTATAGCTTGGGATGTTAGACGCGTCAACATCAAATCCTCCTGCCATATTGATAGGTATACCGTTAGGTAAATCCCGAATATTTGCTATGTCTCCTGAAGCTAAAGCTGTGTTAGCGTGTGTTAAGTATGTAATAGCCTTATCACTTAAACCGAGTCTATCAACGATTCCATGCTTCCGTGCATTTCTGAAAAGCTCTAGTCCCTTCTCCACAGTCTCAAGGTCAGTGTCTACACTGTGCGATGATAATAAGCCGTGTGCCTGCTGAATAGTTACACTTGTGTCAGAGTTCTCTAAAGGCATATCAGTATAGTCTGCAAGGAGATTAACAAAGTCAGCTATAGGTCGCTCAACTGTCTCGCCGTCAGCCGTCACTCCACTCCTCAGTCCACTCTCTATCTGCCTAACAAAATCTCTACGATTTAATCCTGAGGATTTTAGCGCGTCCTCAAACCGAACATTTCTCCCTCCCTGTGGGCTAGTCCCATAAGCAGTAAGAGCTTGCGCTGACTGAGCATTCTTTTTATTTAACTCCTGCGCTTCTTCCCAATTAACCCTAATAGCTGTAGCGTCTTTAACTTTCTGCTCATCACTTGTGAATAGATGATTCATTGCCGCATCCTGCATTGCCCGCATCTCTCTGTACGTCGCATTTGGAGGTGCAACATCAAGCCATTCTCTATAAGCAACCTGTGCCTCTACATCGTATGCCCTTGCTTTTATATTGGCGTGTATTGACTCTTGATTTGCTCGATAGGCACTAACAACTTCAGGTCGTGCAGCAAAATCCCCCGTTCCTGTTTTCAGGCGTCGGTAGATAGTTTCCGCTAATAGTGGGTTATTCCCACTCTTCATCTCCTCTATTAAGTCTTCTGATATAGAAGCTACCGCCTCTTTGAGAACCGAATCACCCATAGCATAGGCTGTCTGTAGATGTTGCTGAAGTTCTGCTACAATCGGGGCAGTTCTCTCGAACATTAACTCCTCCTTCTGCTGCTCTAAAGTTAAGGAGATAGTGCGGTCACCCACGAGCCTACCTGATAGTTGGCTATACTCATTGATAACAGAACCATCATCTAAAGCTCCCACTTCTTCAGCTATCCCCTCCAATGAAGAAATAGCATTCAATGTCATATCCTGTCCTGTAGCTAGGAAGTCATCTTTATTTGCACCCATCGCTACAGTATCATGTTTACCTATTAGTTCAACGCGATGCTCGGCTGTCCCACGAAGAAAGGACTCTCTAGCGATACCGTCAATGCCATGCTCTTCTAGGAATGCTGTTAATGCCTCATCATGGTGCGTGGCACGGGCTTCAAAATCTCTAAGTAAACCTGTATCAGCCGTAGATGCTGTATCCCAACTAGATTGTTCAGCACTTCGGAACATACGACGGAGCGCATTGCCTCTCCCTTCGCTATGCCCAATCATGTAGGACTCAGGAGAATCCGCAGCTACATCAGCAAACGGGTGGTTTTCACCAAACGCTAGTCCCGACTCTCGTTGCGCCTTCTCCGCAGCTATTTGCTCTTTAGTTAGCCTGCGTTTCTCCGCTTCTGAAGCTCTATCAACTACTCCCTGACGGTAAGCCCTAGTCTCAGCTTCGGCGGCTCGTTTCTTTTCTAGCTTATCTTGCTCAACAACAAGACTCATAGCAGTCTTACTGAGGTTAGCAATAGCTTCAAGACCTTCTACACTAGGCTTAGGAATTGAAGGTGCATGGTAGACATCTGTGATGCCTTGAGTTACCTTAGTTGGGCGGAGTCCGAAGTCTCCCTGTGTTTGTTGGCGTTGTGGCATTAGTAGTTACCTCCGATGGATAAGGCAGAAGGCTGTGTGTATTGAGTAGTTGAGAATATACTCTCCCACCAATTTGGAGATAGCGATGTAGGAGCCAAGGTTGGGTACATAGATGAGATGCCTAAGTTAGGAGCCACACCTGTTATTGGACTTACTACAGGGGAAAACGCTGACATTCCTGCTGTAGATGCTGAGGTCATGGCTGAATTTCCTATCGCACCTGCGGGGATGTTTGTAGGTAGTATAGGAGTCGCGGGAGGAGCCATAGCAGGACCCTGCATAGACTTACCCATCATATAGCCCTGAGCCGCGCCTATAACAAGATTAAGGAACTGTGCTCCCTTATCAGGTGCAGGACCTGCCTGTGCTGCGTCGATGCGGGCTTGAGTCTGTAGCTCAATAGCCTTAGCAGTTTGCTGAGCCATTGTTAATACGCCCTCACCCTCTACTGACCTAATGCCAATAGCTTGCATAACATCCTTACCAAACTGTTGTTGTAGAGCCTGTACCGAAGCAGAGTCTGCCTGCACTCCACCCTTCGTGGCTCTTACGGCGGCTGTTGCAGCCACTTGGTTACCCTTACGTTGTATCATGCGAATCTCCTCATTGACTGAGCGCATCTTCTGTTGTGTCTGAGTACCGAGCTGTCTCTGTTGGATAGCGTTAGATAGGAAAGCACTAGCTTCACCCGCTTCCTCCATCTTCTTCTTCCACCCATACATTCGGTCCTGCGCCGCGTTAGCTGCATTAGCCTGCGCCGCACCAAGCAGTGCCATTCCTACGGGTTCACACATTTACTTTAATCCTCGCAAATTCATAAAAAGTTCTCTTCTCTGCTCCATAATTTTCTACCTCTCTTATAATTGTAAAGCCCATCCAACGTAGCCACTTAATGTGTACCTTGTTACGTTTGTCTACAAAGTTAGTAAGTACTTCGTAAGGCTCTTCCTGTTGTATTAACTGTTCCTTACACTTCCGTAGGAACTGACCTCTAATGTCTTTAATCTTGTTTGTACCTAACATCCACACATACCCCACTCTTGGGATAGTTTCGTGTGAGTCCACAACACCGAAGATAGCAATGGGCTTTCCATCAAGCTCTACTGTTCTTGGGTCATCAGAATGCTCAATGCTTATCTCTAGGATTTCCTCTGTGTTTAGTGCATCGCCTAACGATGCCTTTAGTTCTGCATAGTCTGCATCGCGTAAGTTAGGAGCCATATCCCTAGCGTCCTGTAGTATTGATTCTCTTACGATTGCTTTCATTAAACTTTCCTCGAACTTCGAGCAGAGTAATTAGCCTCAAACTCTGTTGATAGTATCTTAACAGGGCGGGGTGATGTAGATGTTATTGTCATCTTATACTCCGAGTTCTC